TGAATAACAAAGTTTCCTGTACCACCAACACCAGGTGTAGTAGCTACAACAATAGCTTTTGCTTCTAATCCATTTAATGGGTCTAAAACAACTACTGTATCATTGATAGAAACTACGTTATTAGCTGTTGCACCACCACCAATAGTAACTGTACTTGGGTTTGTTCCAACACCACCACCATTAACTTGGGTACATCCATTGTAAGCAATGTGTAATCTATTTTGTTCAGACCAAATAACTTGGTCAGAAGTCATAGGCATTTCAGCACCTACCATACGTAAGAATCCAGATAAAGTTCTGTTTCCATAACGCTCTACTTCTGCTTCGTAGATTTCTGGTAAATATTGTTGAGCAAAGTCTGCTCCAGATCCAGTGTTAAACTTCAAATAGTTTGTGTTTAACAATTGTTGAGTTTGAGAAGGTATAATGCTTCCAAACTGCGGCGATAATGTTGCCATAATTTTTAGGTTTTAATTTTTAAAATTTTTTTGTTTGTATTCTTAATTTTGATGAATCTAACCCACTAACTGATTTTACTTTAAGGCCATTTACAAATACTTCGCCAGCTTGACGAGGAACATTTGTACTTGGATTTTTAGAAGAAGCAATAACTTCTTTTACGGCATCTGCCTTTCCTTGTTCATAAAAATGCGCAGCTATTTTGTCAGCATTCATCGCTGAGTACAAAGCCTTATGGTAACCCGGTGTGTCTGTCACATTCCCATCACTGTCTAGAAACTTTCCGACAAAGGATTGTATATTTGATTGGGTTTCCGCTACTTGAGACGGATTTTGCAAACTGTATCTAAATTTCTTTTCACCTAAGTTAAATTCAAAACCTTTGAATTCGTTATTGAAAAGATTAGTTGTTTGCTTTTTAAACGCCTCTTGTTGTTGAGCCACTTTGTTCTGCTCTTTATTTGCTCTATTAAAAAAGTCTAATGCTTTTTGGTATTCATTATTTACTGTTGGACGAGATTTAATTTCCGCATAATACTTTTGTTTAGTTTCTTCTAAGAATGTTCTTGCTTTTGAAACTTCCTCTTTAAAAGCTAATTTTTTTAATCGAATTTCTCGGTCGTCGTCTAGGTCCTCATCATAATAAAATTTGTCTTCTAATAAAAAATCAATTTCATCATTATCTAAATGAGGTTTTGTATTCTTGTAATATTCTTTTAGTAACGCATTGTTGCTAATGCTAGAATAATCAGCATTGAGTCTTACATAATCTTCTACAGTCCCACCAGTTTCTTCCATAAATGAAACTAACTTTTCGATGTTTTCTGGTAACGACTTTCCTGTATTGGCTTGCTCGTTTACATAATGCTCTAATTCTTGAGTTGTTTCCTTAGTCTCCTCTTTTATTTCTTGCTCGGAGATTTCTTGAATAACATTTTCAACGGCCCCTTCGTTTCCTTGCTCCACTTTTTGCAATTCCACTGCGGGTTGTTCTGTGCGTAACACGCTTTCATTTGTGCTTTGTTCTTGAACGGCATCCTCTTGTTCTTTAGGTATTACTACTTTAATTGGTTCGTCCTGTGTTACAGATAAATCAATTTTTATTGGTTCATCTGTTTTACCAAGTTTTTTTATTGCAGGTTTTCTACCTTTAATTTTAAACTCTCCTTCTACTTTTTCGTTTTGTGACATAATATAATAATATAAAATTGGTTAACTTGTTATCTATGTTCCTAATTCGGATAACCCTTCAAACATTGGGCTTGATTCAAAATCTTTTGGTAATGAATTATTTTTTCTTTGATCTATTAATTCTGATTGTTGAGTGGCTTGTATTTTTGTTCTTTCGTCTTTTCTATTTTCTTGTTCTTGAAACTTACCTAAATCCGCTTGCGCTTTTAATTGCGCTAGTTGCATATCATATTGGAAAGCTTCAGCTAATAATTGTTTCTTAATTTCAGCCTCTGTTTGCATTCTTTGTAATTCAAATTGCGCTTTAGCTTGCTCTAGATTAACCATAGTTTCCGTTAAAGCTTGTTGCTTTTGAACTTCAAACATTGCTGCTTTCTCTGCGCTTTCAGAATTAGCTTGAGCTTGCGCTTGTATATTAGCTAATTGTTGTTGCTGTATTTTTTCTTGCTTACGTGTTCTTTTTAATTTTAGCATTTCGTTTGCAAGCTTTAAGTTCTTAATTTGTCGGATGTCAATAGCATCTTCTAAATCAATACCTCCGTTCTGTAAAGATACTTGTATATTTTGCTCTAATTGTGCTTTTTCTTCTTCGTCCGGTTCAACTTCTAAATAAATACCAAAATCGTATAAATTTAAATTACTTACTTCTTTAAGTGTTTCAACATTGTAAGTAGAAATACTATTCTTTAATGAGTTTTCTGTTAATGGGAAAGCTAAGCAATCCGCTATTCTTAAAGATATATTCTCACATGTTTTAACAGTCAAGTACAAACTTGCATCCTTTATATGTCTTGTTGCAACATTTGAAGCATTTGCAGCTATTTTTTGTAATCCTACTAAAGCATTTGAATCAGGTTTACTTCCATCAACTGCCTCATTTAATCCGGTAACATCACGGATCATTTGTAAATAATACTGATATGTTTGAATTAAACTTTGTATTTTACCTTGTCCACTTGATGTTGCTAATTCTTGAATAGGCACTTTTGCTCTATTCATTTCTCCATCTTGGTTTAATGATCTACCAACAATACTACCCGTTTGGAAATACATATTTAATGCTTCTGCTGGATTGTAATTCGTACCATTCCCAAGATCAACTTCTGCTAATCCATCAACATCCAAAAATACCCCATCAGGAACTACTCTTGATAATACTTGTTGTAATTTTAAATGTGTTAATTGGATCATATCCGCAAAAGAAATACATTTGCTTACAATAGAATCAATTCTTCCTTTATACATTCTAGGAGCAACTATATTATAATTCATTTGCACTCTAGTAGTATCAGCAACAGGGCGTGTCATATCATTTGACAACTTCCATTCTAACATCATATCGGTACCAACAATTTTAGCTCCTGTATATAATACTTCTATTGTTCTTGATACCTTTTCAAAATTGTCATTTTTAGGTGGATTAAAAGAACCATCTTTTTGTATAACTTTTTCTAGTCCGTTTTCACCATGTTTAATTTTAAATACTTGGTCCATATAAGTTTTATATTCAAAATATAATACTTGAACTGTATTTGTATCATAATTACCCCACCCCTGAATATACTGTCTATTACCAGGCATTTGTTGAATTCTATATAATTCGTCTTCAGAAATATGAGGGAATTGTTTTTTTAAGTCAGGAATTGTAATTGCTTTAACTTCTCCAACATAATAAATGTCTTCAAAATTAGGATCCTCAGTATATGAATAAACCATATAAGCTGGATCTACATAATCAACTACAATGCCTTCTGTTGGATTAAACGATGTTTTTATCGCTGCAATCCCTATTGTTGTTAAATCATAATTTAATCTCTTTCTAGTAAGATCAAATTTATTTGTTTTTAATATTGTATTTATTGCCTCTTCCTCTGCTATCTCAATTGATTGCTTATAAGAAAGTTGCATATGAAGTTGTAATTCGTCTTTTGTTCTAGGCAAATCTGCAGCAGGTACATTACTTTTAGCAATATTAATACCTGTAGCTTCCATTGCCTCTTGGATTTGAGGTTGAGCAATCATGTCAAAAGCTAATCCAGAAGCGTAATCTGTACGTTTTTTTAACGACTCAGGATCTTGTGCAAAAGCTCTTACATCATATGTTTTTTGAGATATACCATTTGCAACTATATCTACAAACTTTGATAATATAGGGACTGGTGTCCAATCTAAATTTAAGTAAGATAAATCTCCGTTTATTGATAATTCATCTTTATACTTTTGAGGTGATTGTTCCCCTCTAGCATATAATCTTAATCTATTGAAGTTATTCCAGTTAGTTAAATATCTATTACCTGAGGTCCTACCGTAATTAAACCATTCTTGTTCTATAGCACGTGATACTTGTAATCCATATTCTTCTGATGCTTTTGTAGCATCATCTACAACTTGACTAGGAAAAGCGCTATTTGTATTTGTGTATATCTTCATTTATTCAATAATTTTTGACGTAGTCCCCTTATTATTATATTTTTTAAATCCTAAAGGTATATTTGTTACTTCTTTTTTATATGTAGGTATATACTTATTTTTATTACAAGCCATTATTGCTAACCCTGAACTAATAGAAGCATCATGGTTTGTTCTAGCATTTATATTAAATCTTGCCCAATCTTCTAAAGTTTCCTGGAAATACATTGTGCCATATCCATATTCAAATAATCCAATGTGA